GAATACTCTAATGGCAGAAAGGGCATTGAGAATGTAATTGCCCGCAACGAATACCTCAAAAACGAGGAATTTTCAGTTACCCTCAAATTGAGGGCTACTGACGGAAAGCAGTATAACACCCGCGTATTCACCGAGGACGGCATATACGAGGTCACAATGATTGCTAAGACTGAAAAGGCAAAGCAGTTCCGCGCATGGGTGCGCAAGCTTCTGAAATCTCTCCGTTCCGGTGAGGTCACGGCGGTCAAGACGGACAAACTCAACGAAATTAAGGTACGCGCTGCTGCCGACAGAGCAGCCGCAATGCGTATGAATGCAGAAAACCGCCGTCTGAAACTGCTGCTGGAACACCCGCATTTGAAAGACCTATCGCCGATAGCTCAGCAGACATGGGAGCTTAAGGCAGTCGAATCTGCTACTGGAACTGATGTTGGAAATTTACTTCCGGAATGCGGCAAGACATATCAGGCTGGGCAGCTCGCGGCTATGTGGACGAAGGAGTTTGGCGTAAAGGTTACAGCGGCAACGCTCGGCAGGCTTGCAAATCAGAACGGACTGAAAACCGAGGAATACGGCGTTGTTGCAATGGACAAGTCCCCATACAGCAGCAAAGAGGTTCCCTCGTTCAGGTATAACACTAAGGGCGCCGCAGAGCTTAAGCGGCTGGCTAAAGAACATTATGGGAGGTGAACACAATGCCAGTATCAACAGCAAAGGAACTGAAAGGCGGTGTCACTCATGGCGCATAGTTCACCCCTTACAGGCGAGTATTTACGCGCGTTCGAGCAGCACGCAACGAAGAACGACCCGAAGCGCGGCGGCGCAACGGTGCCATGCTGGGAGATCGTGGCGTATGCTGCGGATATCCTGGACATAGCCGCGCGGGAGCTGGGAGACAGCCTGGATATGTGCCGACTTGCCCGAAGTCTGGGAATAGGCGGGGTAGTGCTGAATAAGTATGTTGACATGCTCAAGCCCAGCGAAAAAGGCATTATCTTGATAGGCGCAAACGATGGAGAAGCCATCGTAGTTCTGCGGGAAACGCTGTGCCGCGCAGAAAAGCGTTTTACGCTGGCGCATGAGATCGGACACTACTGTTTGCACGTCCGGAGCAGCAGGGGGGATTACTCCATATGGAGCAGCGCCGTCATAGAGCAGGAGGCGGAAATATTCGCGGCGGCGCTTATGTATCTGCTGGATCAGAGGGCAGCACAGAGAGCGGCGCACGCCGCATAACGAAAGGAGGCGAACACAATGCCGTCAACATCAGCAAACGTCCGCGTACCGCAGATAACATCTCTGGAAACTGCGATACGGCTGTACTACGAGCGAATCGAGCTTTCCAACAGCGATATCAGGGAGCTTTTCGGGAAACTCGCGCCCGCGACCATCAAGAGCCTGAAAAACAAGGCTCTGGCGATAATGACCGAGCGAAACACTCCGGTCTGGAATGCTCAGCGCGTGAACACCGAGATAGCCTACGAAGCCTGGGGGCTTAACATTGCCGACCTGGAACGCAGATTTAAGAAGCTGAAAGCTATGGAGGTTCAGGCGTGAAGAAGTACCTACCCTACGCAATAGCCGCCCTGGTGGGCTTCCACCTGCGCTGGCTCGTATCTACCGCGAACGGCTGGAGCTACTCCATGAACGGCATGGACATCATGATGGCAGTCACCTGCATTATTATGGTGTGGTCGTTCAAGGGAGCATTCCTCGGAGAAAGGAGGACAAGCAATGTACACGCCAGAGCAAAGAGACACAGCGGTCGAGCTGTACCGCAGAGGAAACAGCCTGAGGACATGCGCTAAGGCTATAGGCTGCTCGCACGGCATAGTCCGCAAGTGGGTCAGCGAAACAGACGTGCCTGTAAGGAGATACGGTGCGCACGTCTACCCCGAAGATATCCGCGAGGAGGTTCTCAAAGCACACCGCGAGGGACTTTCGCTCCGGGATATAAAGCGCGGGTTCGGCTGCGCACCACAGACGGTTATTTCATGGGAAAAGAAAAACCGCTCCTGAGTTGGCACTCGGGAAGCGGCAAAACAAAGTATTACATGCTCATTATATCATGAGCGAAAGGAAAAGTCAAGTGAAAAACGTATACGAGCAGATGGAGGAGCAGAACGCGCGGGAAAACGTAGCGGCATTTCTCCAGAAGCAGGCGCTCCCCTACGAGGCTAAGAAGACAGCCGCAAAGCAGCGTGTCCTTGAATACTACCACGAGATGTGCGATGTCCGGAACGCGAACGTTCACGTTTCAGTAGGAGGGCTGGACAGCATAACGCTGTTTATCTTCATTCGGGACTACTGCCACCTCGATGTGCCGGGGATATCCGCGAGCATTCTCGAGGACAAATCGGTGCAGGCGGTACATAAGCAGCTTGGTATTGAGGACGTGAAGCCCATCAAGAGCAAGGTGGCTGTTATCAAGGAGTTCGGCTTCCCGATTCTCTCAAAGGAGATAGCCACGAAAATCGAGCTTTTGCAGAACCCGACAGAGGATAACAAGACCGTCCGCCACGCTATCATCACCGGAGAAACCGGAGAATACGGCGGCTGGCAGAAAGACAGCCGCATGAAACTCTCACAGCGCTGGCTGAAGCTGTTCGGCGGCTACGAGAACGAAAACGAGGGCGTGAACTACGGCAAGCCGGATTTCAAGGTGTCCGCGAAGTGCTGCTACTACCTAAAAGAGAAACCCTGCGACGACTGGGCTAAATCTCACAACAGCTATCCCTATCTCGGGCTTATGGCGAGCGAGGGCGGGCGGCGGCAGAAAGCGCTCATGCTGCACGGCTGTAATTACTACGGGAAAACCACTATCCGGAGCGCTCCGTTTGCGCCGTTTTCCCGGCAGGACTTACTCAGGCTTGCGCTGGAACTGAACGTTCCCGTTCCGGAGATATACGGCACGATAGAACGCAACGCAAAGGGCGAGTACTACACCACAAAGGCGCAGCGGACAGGCTGCTCGATGTGCGGTTTCGGAATCCAGCTTGAAAAGCGACCGCACCGCTTCGACAGGCTCCGCAAAGCAAATTACGGTGAGTGGTATTACTGGATGTACACCGTTGGCTGGGGAAAAGTCCTCGACTATATCGGCGTAAAGTGGGAGGACGAGGTCGCCGAATATGAGCAGACCATGCTCCCGGGATTTCTGGATTATGTATGGAGGGATAAATCATGATAAAAATAACCAACCTGGAACTCGAAAACATCAAGCGCATAAAAGCGGTCCAGCTCACCCCGTCGGAGAGCGGTCTGACAGTCATCGGCGGGAACAACGGCCAGGGCAAGACTTCTGTGCTGGACGGAATAGCCTGGGCGCTGGGCGGCGACAAGTTCAAGCCCTCGCAGCCGCAGCGGGACGGCTCGGTAATTCCTCCGCACCTGCGCGTGACCCTCTCGAACGGGCTTATCGTAGAGCGCAAGGGCGACCGGGGAACCCTCAAGATAACCGACCCGAACGGCGGCAAAGGAGGTCAGCAGCTCCTCAACGAGTTCATCGGGCAGCTCGCGCTCGACCTGCCGAAATTCATGCAGGCGACCAGCAAGGAAAAGGCGCAGACCCTCCTCCGGATAATCGGCGTGGGGGACAAGCTCGCCGCCCTCGAACAGCAGGAGCAGAACGCCTATAATCAGCGCCGCGCTGTCGGGCAGGTCGCCGACCAGAAGCAGAAGTACGCCGACGAGCTCCCGGACTACCCCGAAGCCCCCGCCGAGGAAGTCAGCATTTCCGAGCTGCTCCGCAGTCAGCAGGAGATACTCGCGAAGAACGGCGAAAATCAGCGCCTGCGGCAGAACCGCGATATATGCGAGCAGGAGCTGCTCCGCGCCCAGCAGGAGTACGACCGCGCCGCGGAAGTCCTCGCCCGCGCACAGCAGGCAGCCGAGACCGCCCGAAAGTCCGCCGCCGACCTCACGGACGAAAGCACCGCCGAAATCGAGGAGAATATCCACAACATCGACGTTATCAACGCGAAAGTCCGGGCAAGGCGCGAGCGCGACCGCGCCCTCATGGAGGCGCAGGAGACCCGCGAGCAGTACAACGAGCTGACAGCGAAGATAGAGGATATCCGCGCGCAGAAAACAGCCCTGCTGGACGGCGCAGACCTCCCGCTGCCGGGACTTTCCGTGCAGGACGGCGAACTCACCTACAACGGCGCAAAGTGGGACTGCATGAGCGGCGCGGAGCAGCTCCGGGTATCTGCGGCGATAGTCCGCAGGCTGAACCCGCAGTGCGGTTTCGTCCTCATGGACAAGCTGGAGCAGATGGACGCCGCGACCCTCGCGGAGTTCGGGGCATGGCTGGAGCAGGAGGGCTTGCAGGTGATAGCGACCCGCGTCAGCACCGGCGGCGAGTGCAGTATCATCATCGAGGACGGCTATGCGAAGCCGACTGAACAGCCTGCAAATACAGCCGCTACAGCCGCGCCGACAATCACCAGCGCAGGCACGGACGCCGCCCCGCAGAGGGCAACCTGGAGTAAAGGAGTATTCTGATGGATTTCAACATTTCAACCGGAAAAGTACACACCGCCGTTAAAACGGTGATTTACGGCGCGGAGGGAATCGGAAAAACGACCCTCGCGGCGCAGTTCCCAAGCCCACTTTTCATCGACACCGAGGGAAGCACGAAGCAGCTCGACGTAGCGAGATTACCCGCGCCGTCAAGCTGGGAAATGCTCCTCCAGGAGCTGGATTTCGTGATAAGCAAGCGCCCCTGCGCGACCCTCGTAATTGACACCGTGGATTGGGCGGAGCAGCTCTGTATAGCCGACCTCTGCGCAAAGAACGGCAAATCCGGTATCGAGGATTTCGGCTACGGCAAGGGCTGGGAGTTCGAAAAGGAGAGCTTCGGGAAGTTTCTGAACAAGCTCACCGAGGTGATAAACGCCGGGATAAATGTCACACTGACCGCGCACGCGGCTCTCCGGAAGTTCGAGCAGCCGGACGAAATGGGCAGCTACGACCGCTGGGAGATGAAGCTCGGCAGCAAGACCACGAACAAGATATCCCCGCTGATAAAGGAGTGGGCGGACATCGTGCTGTTCTGCAACTACAAGACCGTAGTAGTCCAGACGGACAAGGAAGGCAAGAAGCACAAGGCGCAGGGCAACCGCCGCGTGATGTACACCCAGCACCACCCCTGCTGGGACGCCAAGAACCGCTACGGGCTCCCGGAGGAGATTCCGATGGAGTACGCGCAGATCGCGCAGATCTTTTCAAATTCGGAATTCGGAATGCGGAATTCGGAATTAAGGGGTCCTGCTTCGCAGGACGGGATTTCAATTCCTGCGAATGATACGGTACCTGCTCCGAGTACTTCCGCGCCAGTTCAGCCGGGTATTCCGCAGAGCCTCGCAGACCTTATGGCAGCTTCCGGAATCACAGAACAGCAGATTCGCGCGGCGGTCGCGACAAAGGGCTACTTCCCGGAGGATATGCCGATAAGCGCCTACCCGGAGGACTTCGTCAGCGGCGTTCTGGTCGGCGCGTGGAAGCAGATTGTTGATTTCATCAACGAACAGAAATACCCGTTCTGATTTTGCAGTAAAATGCAGTATTTTACATGCTAAACTCGGTCAGGGAGGAAAGAAAATCTCCCGATAAAATTCATAGGAGGACACCACACAATGTCAGAAATCATCGAAAGAGAATTAGGCTGGGACGATGAAATATCCCGCGAGAGCGACTTCACGATAATCCCGGAGGGCGACTACGACTTCACCGTGACCGGCTTCGAGCGCGGACGTTACGACGGTTCGGAGAAGCTCCCGCCCTGCAACATGGCGATAGTTACCCTCGCGGTAACGCTGCCGGACGGAAGCACCGCGAACCTCAGGCACAGACTTTTCCTGCACACCCGCTGCGAGGGACTGCTCTCCGCGTTCTTCACCGGAATCGGACTGAAGCGCAGGGGCGAACCGCTCCGCATGAACTGGAACGCCGTCCCCGGCGCGCACGGCCGCTGCAAGATAACCGTCCGCAGCTGGAAGGGCAAGAACGGCGAGGATATGCAGTCGAACGACATAAAGAAGTTCTATGATCCGTTTGAAAATTCATCTGCACCCGCGCAGAACGCCCCGCAGACCGCGCCCCAGAGCGCACCGCAGGCACAGCCGCAGTATCAGCCCGCGCCTCAGCAGTACGCACAGCCGACGCAGTATCAGCAGGCTCCGCAGACCGCCCCCGCTAATCAGCCCACAGGCGTATTCACCCCCGGAAAGTGGTGATAGCGCATGGAAAATCAGCTCACTTTACTTGAGCCCGCCCCCGCCGAACCTGCGGTCAGACCCGCGCCGATAGCCCTCCGACCCTACCAGAACGAAGCGAAAGCCGCCGTGCTGGAACAGTGGGAGCAGGGCATACAGCGCACCCTGCTGGTGCTCCCGACCGGCTGCGGCAAGACGATAGTGTTCGCGAAGATATCCGAGGACTGCGTGAAGCGCGGCGAGCGCGTGCTCATTCTGGCGCACCGCGGGGAGCTCTTGGAGCAGGCGGCGGACAAGATACATAAAGCCTGCAATCTCAACTGCGCCGTCGAGAAAGCCGAGGAGACCTCCCTCGGCTCGTTCTGGCGGATAACCGTCGGGAGCGTGCAGACCCTCATGCGGGAGAGCCGCCTCGCGCGGTTCCTGCCGGATTACTTCGATACTATCATAATAGACGAGGCTCATCACGCCGTCTCCGACAGCTATCAGCGGATATTACAGCACTTCAGCGGCGCGAAAGTCCTCGGTGTGACTGCGACCCCCGACCGCGGCGATATGAAGAATCTCGGTCAGGTGTTCGATTCCCTGGCGTATGAGTACACCCTTCCCCGCGCTATCCGGGAGGGCTACCTATGCCCGATAAAGGCGCTGACTATCCCGCTGAACCTCGACCTCACCGGGGTTTCCGTCCAGGCGGGGGACTTCCGCGCCGCAGACCTCGACACCGCCCTCGAGCCGTATCTCTATCAGATAGCCGACGAAATGCTCCGCAACTGCGCCGACCGGAAGACGGTGGTGTTCCTGCCGCTGGTCAAGACTTCGCAGAAGTTCCGGGATATCCTCAACGAGCGCGGATTCCGGGCGGCGGAGGTCAACGGAAATTCCGACAATCGCGCGGAGATACTCCGGGATTTCGAAGCCGGAAAGTACAACGTGCTCTGTAATTCAATGCTCCTCACCGAGGGCTGGGACTGCCCCTCCGTGGACTGCGTGATAGTCCTCCGCCCGACAAAGGTGCGCGGACTCTACTGCCAGATGGTGGGCAGAGGAACGCGGCTCAGTCCCGGCAAGAAAGACCTGCTGTTACTGGACTTCCTCTGGCATACGCAGCGGCACGAGCTGTGCAGACCCGCGCACCTCATCTGCGAGAGCGGCGAGGTAGCGCAGAAAATGACGGAGAACCTCGCGGCGGCGGGCTGTCCGCTGGACATCACCGAAGCCGAAGAAAGAGCGGAAACCGACGTAGTAGCTCAGCGGGAGGAAGCCCTGGCGAAGCAGCTCAGCGAAATGCGTAAGCGCAAGCGCGCGTTAGTTGACCCGCTCCAGTTCGAGATGTCGATACAGGCGCAGGACCTGTCCGGGTACGTTCCGTCGTTCGGCTGGGAGATGTCCCCGCCGTCGCAGAAGCAGCTTGACGCGCTGGAGAAGTACGGCATTTACCCGAACGAGATAGAGAACGCGGGCAAGGCAGCAATGCTCCTCGACCGCCTTAACAAGCGCCGCATGGACGGACTTTCTACCCCGAAGCAGATACGCCTGCTGGAGAATAAAGGCTTCCTGCACGTCGGGGAATGGACGTTCCAGCAGGCGAGCAATATGATAACGAGAAT